ACGAACAATCGCGTGTGGATTGAGCTCGACCCCCCAACCCCTGGTCACCCTGAACAAGGGCATGACCGGGCGGCAGCAGCCACCAGGCTGTTGGCCAAACTGGGGATTGACTACGACGGGTACCCGGCGGTCTGGTTTGATGAGAAGAAAGGCAAGTACGCCTTTACCCAATCATCGGCCGGCACCTTCACCTGGGCCTCGGACCATGGTCATTGGTTCAATCTAGACAAACTATCCGCTTGACCCTCGAAACCCGCCAGCTCAACCCTGGCGGGTTTTTTATTGCAACCCCACCCCCAGCCATTCCTTGTGATCCCCTGACAACATCTTGGCTGCCACTTCCATGGGCATCAGCTCGCCGAACTCAATGTCTGTGATTTCTGCACAGGTCATGACGGGCCCGATGAGGGCGTACTTCTGCCCGCCAGCGGTGAGGATGACCACCTGGACCATGGGCCGTGGCCCGAGGGCCTCGACTATGTCTTGGAGAGACGGTGTCACTGGTCGACCTTCTGCCACCCTGGCGGGACTTCCCCTTGTTTGATGCCCAGGTCCAGGGAGAGTTTCTCAATCTCCCCTGTCAGGTATTGGACTTTTCCCAAAAGCTCCTGCGATTGGGCGGCCAGCTGCTCCATTTGGTCGTTTTGGACTTCGATTCTTCTGCGCAGGCCGTTGACGTACTCAAGAGTTTCTACGCAGGTGATCGGCTGCGGTGGATTTTCTGTTGAAAAGGTGGCGGGTCTCATGTTATTTCCTTCAAAAGGGATATGGGAAAGTGGCAGCAGGCTTCTGACCGGCTGCCTTCTATTTCGATGTACGCGGTCCGTGGCCCGTGGGTCTGGTCGGGATGGTCGTGCCAGCGTTTGCAATTCTGACATTTTGCGTCGACTGTGATGGGTTTGCAACGAAAGCAGTCCAGCGCCATGGGGTGGGTTATTTTTGGCGGGATCATGTGTTTCCCCTTGCTCGGATGGCTTTGGCAAGTAGCGCACCATCTGTACCCCATTCTTGCCAGGCTTCACACACCTTTGCACATGACTCACGCTCTTGTTCAACGGCTAGGTTGACCAGTTCAACCAGGTGCGGCGTGGACACAGTCCAGGTTGTGTAATTCATATTCTCTGCCACCACCTTGTGTAGCGTTGCTAGAACTTCATCTTGGGTCATTGGATTCTCCCGCGCATGGCCTCTACCTGGGCGCGTTGTTGGTCCATCAGCTCGTCGCGTTGGCGGCAGACCAGCTTGTACATCTCGTCCAGGGTTTCGACGCGGCCTTGCATTTCCTTGCGGGCCTCGTCACGCACGCGCTCGACCATGCCTTTGACATACCCGTCGATGGCTTCCAGGACTTTCTTGGCAGCTTCGTCTGTAGGAACGTCGGGGTTGGCCCAGATGCCGTCCTTGGAAATGCGCAGGACCTCGGTCCGTGGCTCGGGGCCCCCGTAGAACTGAATGGTGTTCGCGGGCCGTGAGTCGCGGATCGTGTACTCTTGCAACTTTTGCGTGGACACGGCGTCGTATCCGTGGTATCCGTCTTTGTCCATCAGAATTTCTCCCGGTAAAACTTGCCGATGACTTCAGCCAGCTCGTGGATATGAAAGTCACCGCCTTCGCCGCCGGCGTCGCTGATCCAAATCATGCCTGGCTGCATGCCTGGCGTGAGCACCCAGCCGGCCACGTGGACCTCGTAGCGCTCGCGGCCGTCCTTCATGCCCTGGTCATAGGCCACCTGGGCCTTGCACGCGTCTTCAATGGTCATGAGGGTGTACTTCTGGCATTCTTCCCAGACAAACCTGGCGTTATGTTCGCCAATGGCGCGTTGTTCAAACTTGGTCAATTGGGACCACCATTCTTGAAAGTTCATAGTTTCTTCCTGTTTCATTTGTATTTGCCTTTTACGCCAACCGGTCATACCCGGCCAGTAAAGTGATACTTAAGGGCCGTGATCAGCGATCCTTTAATCCTGGTCAGGGTTGTGTCAAGGACTGTGACGGTCACGTCCAAATCGTTGTTCTTGTCCAGCAACTCGTGGTACTTGTCTAGCGCCTCGCTACGGCCCTGCTGCAGCCCCTCGGTCCACCCACGTGTGTGGGCCTCTGCTGCCACATCCTTAAAGGTGCGGCGTTTGTATTTAGCAATCGTAGTCATCTTGATTCTCCATGTGTTCAAAAACTTCTTCGTCGATGCGGACGCGTTCTTTGTCGGTCATCTTTGCTTCAAGCCAGGGCGCGGGCCGGCCTTTGGTATCGAGGATTTCCCACTCACCTTCACCGCCTTCGGACGGTGCCCAGTTATCGGGATGGCCGGATAGCCTGGCAGGCACGTAGCCTTCCCAGTGCGTCACGCGGATGATGCAGGGAATGCCGCAGCAGGTGGATTCAAATTCAGTCATAGCGGCATGTCCCCGTGCCATGGCTCGTCAACCATGCGCTTTAGATTGAAGATAAACCGGTACTGCGGATGCACCTTGACGAACAGGCGCGCGTAGAACGCAATGTGGTTGTTGCAAATCTTAAAGTCCGCGCCCGTGGTGGTCATGACAACCTCCCAGCGGATGCGGTTGATGATGAGCCAGTGGCTGATCTTTCTGTGGCCAGCGTTGACGGCGTCAAGTGTGAAGCGTTCAAAGTATTCCCAGACCTTTGGGTTCTCTGCATTGAACGCGTTGAACTCACGCTGCCTCAAATGAAACGGCATGTTCATGCTCATACCTTGACCTCCAGCAGCTCCTGTTCACTGTCCTCATCGACGTAGATTGAGAACAAGGACAATTCAAAGTTGCCCTCGTTGGTTTCAATGATCAGGTCCCTGGTAGCGTAGTGGGTAGCGTTCGCCTGGTTAAGACGAACCGCGCTCAAACGGATGTTTGTAACGCGGTGAATGTTTAAACTGTAGTTCATTCTCTTTCTCTCTTTCTGTGGTTGGAACTTAAATTATATCTGTATCGTACCAAATGTGTCTAGTACTTTCCCCTAGATTGTGTAAAAAATCCACACTGCTACCAGGCAAAGGAGATACACCTTCCACCTGATAGCTTTGAAGTACTCTTCAACAATCACCGTGCATTACCCTGCAGGCGATCGGCCACCAGCTTGGCGTAGCCGGCGATGTCTACCCAATGGTCCACCTTGTCGGGGTTGCCGTTGACGATGCGCGCCATCTTGTGCACGATCATCTCCAGGGCTTCCCATTGGTCGTCAGCAAACGTCTTGTTGTGCATCCTGGCGTGGTCCGCAAGCGTTCGTTTGATGGCCTGCATCAGCGCAGCGCCGTCCTTGAACTTGCCGTAGTCCTGGGCCCGTGCGTCCAGCGTCTCGTCGATGTTGGTATCTTCTTGAATGAAAGGCTCTGGCATCGGCACCAGCTCAGGCGGCTGCCATGCGTCTTGTACTTGCTTGCGCAGCTTGTACGTCATTGGCTTAGGGGCCTGGAACTTGGCGGCCACCTTGGCCACATCGGCGCTGGGGTACTTGCGGAAATACTCTCTGATTTTGTCTGACTTATTCATGTTGCTTCCTTTTGAGTTTGAACGATTGCACGGGCCTTGCCCTGGCGGAGAACCGCCAGCACATGGTCGTGCGCTTTTTCTATGTCATACACAGTGGCATGCGCCAGCTGCTCCTCATGCAGGTCCATCACCAGCTTCAGGGCTTCCCACTGCTTGGCTGTCATGATGAACCGCATTCCGTTGGCCACGCCGCGTCTTGATAGCTGCAGCAGGGCATCTTGTCCTTGGTGTATCTCCTCGAGCCAATCGTGGCCTTTGCCCAGAATGGCCAGCGCTTCAGTCACATTGAATGCGCCGATTAACATGTCGATGTCCTCTTTGGTCGCCTCGCCCTTGCGGATTTGGTCTAGAGCCGCGCGGTTCTTGAGTTGTACGTCGATGTAAACGCCTGGCAGATTGCGCACAGGTTTTAGGCCCGATAACACAAAGTCCAGTGGGTTCTGGAGCACAGTCTTTGGGCGGTATTTGCTGCGCTTTCTCATTTTGAACGGCGAAACAAGGGACGGTAATTACCTAACAAAATGTTCTGTAGAAACTCTTCATCAGGTGTCATGGGAGCAGGCTTTGGTTGGTACGTAAGACCAATCAATACCTTGCCAGTGCTCAAGAACTTTTTTGATGCAACAAGTTCGTTGAATACCTCTTGCTCTCGTGTAAGTGCTTTTTCAATCATTGCGTTCTTTCTCCTTTCTGTGTTTGAGCTGTGATCTTAACACATCTAGTTCACTTGTCAACAACTCAACTTTCTTTTCTGATCTCAACCAGGCATCACGCCACAGTCGCTGATCTTCAAGTAGTTTGCCCACTGCCTTGAGCAGAGGTTGTTGATCCTGGGGGGCCTTCTGTGCTAGTACCCACAGCTCCTCTGATAGCTTCATTTTCACTCCATGGATGTTTTAGATATTCTTCACGAAGTAGCCCATAAAGCACCAAGTCTCCACCATCGGGAAAAGCCTTGCGCATGCGCCCTTCATATTGGAAACCCAGGCGCGTTACAAAACGCTGGGCATTAAGGTTCTCGGCGCGAATGAGGCCCGTGACCCGTGGTACTTCAAGCACCCGGAATGGCAACTCAAACGACGCGTTGAAAAAACTGCGTGACAACCAGTGGCTCTTGGGCCGTGCTGCGATGTGCATGTCGATGTTGGTCCCTGTGTAGGCAGAGAACACGGTGACGGCCAGGAACTCACCCTTGTCGTCCAGCAGGCTTATCGCGGTGACGTCGCCTGACATACCGTCAATGCCAATGACTTTCTTAGCCCAGGCAACGGCTTCGTCCTTACGTTCAAAGCGCAGAATCTTCACTGTAGTTCTCCATGATTTCGTCTTCAAACAGCATCATCTGCTCCTCTGAAAAACTTTTGGTGATGTCCACTTGGCGAGGCTTGCCGCTGGGGCCTGTGATGGTCAACAAAATCCTGGTGATGTCCAGCTGCTCAGGCAGCTCGGTATCTTCCACCAGCATGGACGGCAGTACTTCAAAAGTGAGTTCGACGGGGAACGTCATCTCGGTCTTGTATTTCATTTTTAGCTTTCTCTCGGTTGTTGGCGATACGCTGCAGCGTCAGTGATTCTTTGTAGGCCTGGTCAAACGCAGGAACCAGGAGGCTTTGCATGTACGCGCCCATTCCTACTTTGTAAAACGTGGCGAGTTCTTTGAGCATGTAGTACGCATCCTCGGGGAGGGATACGGTAATCCAGCGCTGCCCAGGGCGCTTGGAGGGTGACGCACGTACAGCGTCATATCGGTCCTTCTTCTTAGGACCTGAACGCCGTGGTCTACCACGTTTCTTCATTGGCTGACGAACGTATGGCTCTGGGTGAGCAGGTACAACTTGAGTTCGTGGCTTTGGTGATCTTCCCATTAAATTCTCCTTTCTATTGGACTTATCAGTGTATCGGAAAAAATGGGCTGGGAGCAAGCCCCCAGCCCGAACTTCTCAAAAGGAGAGTGGGGCAACTGCAGTTAACCCCACCTCAATTATGATGCTTCTCCCCAGCTTGGTCCAGTCTCCACGTCAACGCGAGAGGGAACTTCCAAGGTTACTGCTTTGGCCATAATCTCGGCTGCAGCGCGGGCCTCGTCAATGTTCCGCACCGACAGTGCTACTTCGTCGTGAACTTGCAACAACAATCTAAACCCTGCCTTGTGCAACGCCACCATGCCTGCTTTGGTCTGGTCTGCGGCTGACCCCTGGATCAGACGGTTTAAGCCCTTGTAGGTGCCTGCACGCTTGATCCTGGCCCCATATTCAATGACGGCCTGCTCACGTGGCAGCGCCTTGTTCACGCCCCACTCGGTTGGCTCCCACAAGGGGAAGCGGCATTTGCGGCCCAGGAGGGTGCGGATTGAACCACCAGAAGCTGGGTGCTCAATGCGCTTCATGACAGCGTCCACGGTGCCTTTTAGGAACGGGACCTTGCTGTGGAACGTGGCGATCAGCTCGCTGGCCTCGTCCAGGGGTAGGTCCAGCTGCGTGGCCAGCTTGGCTTTGCCCATGCCGTACATCAGGCCCAGACCGATTGTCTTGGCAGCCTTGCGTTTAATGCCGGCCATGTCAGCCACCATCTGGTGGAAGTCCGTGTCGGGGTTGTCGCGGTAGGCCTGTGCCATCTTCTCAGCGCCCGGCAGGCCCAGCAGTGTGGCATAGTGGACCAGTAAGCGTGGCTCCTGCGAGGAGAAGTCGTTGGCGGCCCAAATGTCACCGTCCTCGGGCAGGAACAAGCCTCGCACCATGGGGCCGATGATTTCGTGGCGCGCGGGCACTTGCTGGAGGTTCGGGTTGCTGGCCGACAGACGCCCAGTGACCGTGCCCCCTTCCTCGTTGCGCATTTGGTTGAAATGGGTGTGGATGCGCCCGTCCTTGGCACTGTGCTTCAGGTAGGGCTCCAGGAACGTGCCGTGGGTCTTGTTCAACTCACGGGCCTCTAGGATCATTTTGGACATAGGGTGGTCGTGCGTGTCCAGAAAGCTCTTGGTAAAGCTCGGCGCGCCAGCTGTTGTCTTGGGGTACTGGATGCCCAGGCGATCAAATGCAGCGGCAATGGACTGCGCTGCCCAGATGTCCACCTGCATGCCGGCCTGGCTCTTCAAGTACTTCAGGATTTCTGTTTCCTTCTTGCGCATCTCGGCCATCTTCAGCTCGCACTGGGCGCGGTTGAAGTTGATGCCCTTGAGCGTAATGTTCACCAGGACCGGCAGCACTTCTGTTTCGAGATTGAACACCGACTCTACTTCGTCGTTACGCATAAGCGCTTTAAAGTGATGCCAGAGCTTCAAGGTGAGCGCTGCGTCCTGCTCGGCGTAGTCACCTACATGCATGGCAGGCAGCTTCCACAATTCCTTCTTGGGGTGCACACCGAAGTCAGACGCGGACTCTTTCAAACCCTGCTCAGACTTGATCTCTTTAAGGTAGTCAAAGCCCAGGCTGTTCAGGCTGTAGGCAAAGCGGTTCTCGTCCAGCACTGGCGCTGCCAGCATGGTGTCGTAGATCGTGCCGTTTACTTCAAATCCCGTGGCTCTGAGCCATCCGAGGTCGTAGGCGGCGTTGTGCATGATTTTGTCTGCGGGTGTAGCCAGGACGTCACGCACCCAGCGCTCCACGATGCGCTTGTCCAGATTCCCACCGCCAGCGTGAGCGACAGGAAAATAGCCAGCCCAACCATCAACAGCAATAGCGTAACCGACAATGTAGCCATCATTTCTAGGCCAACCAGGACCCAGGCTCTCCATGTTCGGGTCACACGTTTCGAGGTCAATTGCAATCTCCTTAGCTTCACTAAGATTAGGGAAAGAGGCAGGTGGCAGCCACTCGGAAATCCGAGGAAACATCGGCAGCGTTTTAGTTTCGCGCTTCATAGTCTAAAGCCTTTTTGTTCATTTTTTGGCAGCACGATATGCAGCGTTTGTTTGGCGCGGGTAATACCCACGTACAGCAGACGATTGATGTCGTCCGAATTCTTTTCGTAGTCCTTGGCAAAGCGCGTGGACAGGTCCGAGAGCAGCAGCACGTTGTCCGCCTCACCGCCTTTGGCTCCGTGGATCGTGGACAGCTTGATAGGCACGTGGCCCGTGAGCTTTGTATTGCGGCGCAGGAGCGAGACCAGGTAGTCCCGGCGGTCTTCGCTGATCTTGGTCAGGGCCTTGTGCCAGATTTCTGTAGAAAGAAGTCCGTGCTTTTCTTTTAGCAGATCGATTGTGTAGTTGATAGACGTGTCGGCCGTGCGCAGCATCTTGTGGCCATGCTTGATGAAGTCGCTGTCCATGTACTTGTAGATCATCTTGAGCACGTGGAATGGCACGTCGCCGCCCTTACGCAGCTTCTCCCAGCCCAGCACCGCGATCAGAATGCTCTCGCTGACGCTGCGTTGTCCGTGGCGCTCGAACAGCAGGCCTTGGCTCTTGATCCAGTCGTGCATGTCGGTCAGCATGTAGTTGGCGCTGGCCAGGATAAGCCAGTTTCCGTGACTGATGTCCACCTGGCTAAAGTCGTTGTAGTAGCTGATGCTGCCTTCCTCTTGACGGGCCTTCCAGACCTTTGGCTGGCGCTGCTTGATGCGTGTCACTACGCGGTTGGCTAAGGCGTGGATTTTCGAGGGGACTCGGTAAGATTGGTCAAGGACTTTGACATCACCCGAAAACCCCAAGAAGCTCGCGACGTCGGCTCCGGCCCAGGTGTAGACAGCCTGGTCGTCGTCGCCTGCCAAAAAGCAGCGCTGGGCTCGCAACGCAAGTTGCTCGACCAGCCTCCATTGCAAGCGTGAGAGGTCTTGTGCCTCGTCGATGATTAGGGCTTCCAGCTTAGGCAAGCGCTCGGGCTCCAGCAGCACATGCTCCAGGAGGTCGGTGAAGTCCAGCAGACTGCGGGACGTCTTGTAGTGTCGGTAAGCGCGCTCGACGTACTCAAAGTGATACCACTCAATTTCCATCTTGGAGTTGTTGTAGTGCGTGCGCAGGTCCATGCCGCGAATGCGGGCGATGTTGATCTCGTTCAGGATGGGGTTGTCGGCCTTGACCGCAAACTCTTCGTCACCGTTCTCGATGGCCAACTCAATGCCGGCCTCCAGGGCAAACTCTTTGTAGTGCTCTGGCGACATCATGTCCTTGGTGCTGATGCCAAGGCACCGGTAGGCCAGACTGTGCAGCGTGCGAAAGAACGGGAAGTCGGTGTCGGGGTTCAGGTTCGGGAACTTCAGGATGGCCCGGTCGCGCGCTTCGGTGGCGGCCTTCTTGGTGAAAGCAAAGTAGCCGACCTTCATCGGGTGCACATCATTGGCCAGCTCGGTCTCAACGATGCTCAATAAGAACGTCGTCTTGCCAGAGCCGGGTGGGCCGAAAACTTTGGTGATGTTCATTCTTCGTCCTCTACCCAGTCTTCCCACATGTCCTCGGTCCAGACAACAATGGCTGTGTGTGGGCCCATGTACGCGCCTTCGATGTTGAACTCGATGTACTCGCGCGCCTCTTCCATCGTCATGCCGTCACGCTTCATCAGCAGGTCTCGAATCTTCTCGGCGTCGTATACCAGCACGCTTCTAAGGTTCCCGTCCTCTGTCCAGACCATTGCAGGCCCGATGATCGCGTCGTCGTGTCCATCAATTTTCATCATCAGAATGGGCTCCTTTGTGTACGTTGTTCTGGGGTTTCAAACGGTGCGTCCTGGCGACTAAAGCGCGGGATTTTCCAGCACCGTGCTGCGCGGTTCTTGAGGAATAAACTGATCGGCTCGCCACCCAGGTCACGCAGGCGCTGCGCCATCTTTGGATGCGTCATGCCCTTGAAGTTGTTACGCACCAGGTGCGCTTCCAGGTCCTTCATGCGGAAGTAGGTCTTGGCCTCATTCTCCTCTGTCCATGGGCGGCCCATGAGGATTTCTTCGCGGTCCATTGCTTGCTGCAAATGTGTGCAGAACTCTTCAAGCAGATCGTTAAAGCGACCGGTGATGCTGGTGTCTTCGCTGGCCTCAGTGATCTGTTCAGTCTCTACCATTTCCTTGAGCAATGCGTTGAGAAGCTGCTCCCAGTCTTGCTTGCGCAAAGTAGGGGGCAATAGGTTGAGCTTTTCGACGCAGGCTTTTTGAAAAGCCGCTTGTGCAAACAGACTCTCTGTATCCAGCTCGATGCGCTTGCCGTTAATGTCGAGGAACCACAGTGGTGGCTCTGAGTTGTATTTGGATAATGACGATACCTGTGGTGCATCTGGCCCGTTGGCCCCGATCCCGTGTTTGCGTGTCCTGCAAAGTCCGCTGTTGCAAAAACTGTTGAGCGGCGAGTCTTTGCACTTGTAGCGATATTCTTTTTTGTGCAGCTGCTTGACCAAAATTTGAACCTCGTTGTTGGGCAGCGGCGGTGAGACGTACTTCAGGTTGTGTTCAACCAGGGCGTCGTCCCAATGTATGGGGATGACCTTCTTGAGGTAGATGCCGATGTTAAAAAGTGCGTTGTTGCGTGTGCCTTCGGGCACACCCTGTGTGCAAAGGGCTTGTAAGCATGGGGGCCCGTCTTTGATCGGATGATCTGGGGCCTTTGGCTCTTCAGGAAATTTGAGGTCAGGGCCTTGTGCCCATTGCTCGTACAGCTCGTAGAACTCGTCCAGTGTTGCAGCCGTACCATCGTCCCTGATGGCATAGCGCATGGTCTGGTCCCCACCGAAATACGGCAGGTTCAGGAAGTTGCCCGTGTCGCCACGGTCAACCAAGATTTCAGCTTGTTTGGGAAAAATCTCGCGGCCTGCTTCACCCAGGAGGGCGGCGCAGGCTTTGAGAAACCGCTGCATCTCAGCAGCGGGTATGGGTTCTTTGGTGAACAGAAAGACATGCGCGCCACCAGACTTGCTGCGGCACACAACCATTGGAAGCTCAAGGCTTCTGACCTTTTTTATGAGGCCAACGTGGTCCAGTGGATACTGGTCAATGTCAATACAGCCCCAGATGCAGGAGTTATCCGCCCTGATTGGGATAATTCCCAGACTCGGCTCAACGCCTTCAAGGTGTTTGACCCACAGGTCGTCAGTCGGTGGCTTGCGCACCACGACGGCCTTGCCTGCCTGCTTCCCGTCTCCCCGGGATGATTCAATTTTGTATGTTCCATAGGCGATGTCCAGGCCGGAAAAGATCGCTTTGAACCTGGTGATGTCGGTCATTTCTTCTTTCTAGTGAGGTGGGGCCTACTCACGCAGGAAGGGGTACCCGTGTATTGCCTTTCATGAGCTACATGAAAAAACTCAACTATCAGTCTCCCAAGCACTTTCGGCCCCGAAAATCAGAATGGCGCTGGACCGTTACCGGCTGCTCCAGTTTCACTTTCGTGTTTCACTTTCACGTCACCCGCACCGACCGACTGTGCGAATGCCTTGGCAGCGTTGTAAATATCAGCGGACTCGACAGGGCCGGTACGCTCGACTTCCCAACCATACCATTTGCCTTTGTCGTTAGACTCGGCAACAGTAGAAAGTTTGTACAACTGGCTGTACATCGGAGGCGTGAACAAACCGTTCTTGCCGGACATCTTGACCGACTGCATCATAGAGTTCCACTTGCGGCTCTTTTTCAGCTGCGTGGACTTCATGGTGATGAGAGCCGGCTCAGGAAAGCCTGAGGTACCAACTACCATCACGTAGTAGTTGGCGGTGTTCTCGATGTAGTTACCGTTGTCCAGGTAGTCCTTGTTGTCGCCAGGCTCTTTGTGAGTCTTTGACAGGATGTCACTGGTTGCAGGGTAGATATGCACAGGTGCACCGCTGCCTTGACCGCGTGGGGTCCACTCGATGTACTGACGCACGTATGCGCAAGGTACAACGGCGATACCGTTCTTGCCGTCAAACAGTTCACCTGTTACGGAGTTGAGGATCATGCCTGGTAGGGCACCATCAACTTCGCCAACTTCAGGGCTGGTGCTTGTTAGCAGACGCAAGAAAGGCAGTGCATAGTCTTCCTGTGTCATACCGTCAAAGCCGGCTCCAGCGTCCTGTTCCAGGTCGCTCATGATAGCCAGTGCGGTGCTGGCTTTCTGTTCCGCGATTTCGTTCTTAGCCATGATTCGTTTTCCTTGTTTAGTTTGATTTGATGATTGCTTTTTGGCCAATGAATACGCCAAAAAGTTCTGTGTCGACGGTTTGACCCTTTTCGACACGTTCCTTAACCCAGGCCTTGAGAGTCTGGGGTTCTATCTTCTGTGCTTGCTCGGCAGGGTAGCCTTGCGTGCCCAGTAGATTCAGTAGACGAACTGATAGCTCGTCTTCACCGCGACCGAAACGGACGCTGATGGTGTTCTTGATGATGTCGTCAAAGCCGTTGTCGCGCAGCCACTGGTACGCTTCAGCCTGACGTGCTTTTGGAATGCTCGCTCCGTAGAACGGCTTGATGTCAATGCTACTGCCATCTTCCATCACAAACTTCTTCATCCCTGTTTCGGCCATAGCCTCAGGAATGGTTTGCTCGGTGAGCTTGCGGTACTGCTCGTTACGCTCAGACAGAACTTCTTCCATCTCAGCAATCTCTTTTTCCAGCATCTTGGCACGCTTGGCAAGCCCAGCGATACCAGATACCTGGTCATCAGATACCTTTAACGCACCTGCGTCATCTTCAAATAAATTCGTAAGACTCATCTAATTCTCCTTTCTTGAACAAATCAACCTCCAATGGAATGTAGCGTCTTTCACGCTTGTCCCATTTGAGACACTTAAAGCGGCCATTGTTTTTACTGGCAGCTACTGCACAGGCAATGCCTATGGCAGAGGGGTCTCCAATGAGGAGCAAAAAGTCCTCATCGGAAAATTTTTCTAGCTTACGCTGAATGCGACGGACTGTCGGTACAACTGAGAAAGCAATCTGAGCATTAGGCGGCAGAATAGTTTCAATCTGACCGTAGTCCAGAGCGCTTGCTATGTTGTGTTGCGTAGTCTCTGAGACCACGTAAACCTTGGGCATGAATTTCTCCTTTCTGAATTCGAGGGACCAGTGTACACTATCTTTTCAGGGAATTGCAACCCCCTGCAAGAAAGAAGAACACATGGACCAATTTTTATCTACCTATCCGTTTAAGAACAAGCCTTTTGTACATCAGCAGGCATACCTTCAGCGCTTCTGGGAGTACCAGGTAGCTGCGCTCTTTGCCGACATGGGCACAGGCAAAAGTTTTATGCTGATCAACAACGTGGCGATGCTCTATGACAAGGGCAAACTCAACGGGTTTTTGATCGTAGCCCCAAAAGGCGTCTACCGCAACTGGTACGACACTGAAATCCCTAAGCACTTACCCGACCATGTCGTATATCGCATGGCCATCTGGTCGCCCAACCCCAGGAAAGCCGAGCAAAAGGCGATGGACGAGCTGTTCACAGTTACTGAAGATTTAAAAATCTTGGTGATGAACGTCGAGGCTTTTAGCACTGCTAAGGGCACCGCATACGCCAAGCGCTTTTTGCTTGTGCACAACGCAATGATGGCGATCGACGAGAGCACCACGATCAAGACGCCCGGATCAGCGCGCAGCAAGAACACTGAGAAGGTGGGCCGTGGCGCGCGGTACAGGCGCATCCTCACAGGCTCCCCGGTCACCAAGAGCCCGATGGACCTGTACCAGCAGTGCGCATTCTTGTCTGACGACTGTTTGGAAGTGAGTAGTTACTACGTGTTTCAGGCGCGCTACGCCGTCACAGTGGAGCGCCAGCTTAACACCCACAGCTTCAAACAGATTGTGGGTTACAGACGCCTGGATGAGCTGAAAGAAAAGCTCGACCGCTTTGCATACCGCGTGAAAAAAGAAGAATGCCTGGACTTGCCTGACAAGCTCTACGTCAAGCGCGAGGTGGACTTGACGCCTGAGCAGCTCAAGTACTACAACGAAATGAAGGCCTTTGCCATGGCGCAGATTGACGGTGGCCTGGTGAGCACTGTGAACGCGCTCACGCAGCTCATGCGCTTGCATCAGATTGTTTGTGGCCATGTAAAACTGGACGACGGCACTGTCATTGAGCTGCCCAACAAGCGCCTGGACGAGCTGCTGGCCATTGTTGAAGAGACAGACGGCAAACTGATTATCTGGGCCAATTACCGGCACGACATTGAAGCCATCAAGCTGGCGCTTTCAAAAGAATATGGCATGAACTCCGTGGGCATGTACTACGGCGACACTGAGATGGACGAGCGTAAACGTGTCCTGGAAGAGTTTCAAAACCCTGACAGTGAGATGCGCTTTTTTGTTGGCAATCCCAGCACTGGGGGCTATGGTTTGACCTTGACAGCGGCCAACACAATGGTCTACTACAGCAACAGTTTTGACCTGGAAAAGCGCCTGCAGTCTGAGGACCGTGCACACCGTATTGGCCAGACCAAGAATGTCACCTACATTGACCTGATTGCCGTGGGCACAGTAGACGAAAAGATCGTCAAAGCGCTGCGTGCAAAGATCGACATTGCAACACAAGTTCTTGGAGAGGAAATCAAAGCATGGCTCATCTGATCCCCTGGTCACACGACTTCGTGTACGAAAAGCTCGAGCGAAACGACGCGCCCACAGGACGTGTTTATGTTTTGCCAAATGGTGCACATGTGCCGTCCGTGACCACTGTGCTGGACCGCACAAAAGACAAGACAGCGCTCAAGGAATGGGCCAACCGCGTGGGCCAAGCAGAGGCTGACAGGCAGCGTGAGCAAGCGGCCTACATTGGCACGAACATGCACGCCACGCTTGAGTGCATCATCAATGGCGATGCAATGAAGTTTGGCACTGATTGGAGGGCCATGAAAGGCCACCAGATGGCGTTCACCTTGGCCAACAAATATTTCGGTGGGCTTTCTGCCATTCACGGTTCTGAGGTGGGGCTGTATTACCAAGACCGCTACGCCGGCACGACTGACCTGGTGGCCACGTACCGTGGCAAGCTGTCCATCATTGACTTTAAGCAGTCTGTCAAGCCCAAGCGCTACGAGTACATCACCGACTACTTCCACCAGTTGGCAGCCTATGCTGTTGCACATGACTGGAAACACGGCACGTCGATTGACTATGCTGCAGTGCTGATTTCAGTGCAAGACGGAACGACGCAGGAGTTCACAATTGCGGGCCGAGCTTGGGACGTATTTAAGTCCGAGTGGCTCGACCGGCTTACTGCTTCGGAGGCTGCTGCGCGCCCACCATTGGACTGACCGAATCAAACGGGAAGAGTGACTGGAACATCGAGCGTGCGTTGGCGTTGGTCGGGGCACCGCTGCCACCTGCACCAGGAGGCTTTGGCGCGTTGTCCGTGAGCCCTGGTACACCACGTGTGTTTGGAGCCTTTGGCATTTGACGCAATTGACGAGCTGCCTGGCCTTCCGGTGTAAAGGGGGGCTGCGGCGTTTCACGTAGTTGCGCGGGCCGTGGCTCTTCAGGCGCGACGTAGTTCAACGCTGGCGTAACCGCAGTCTTGCCCACTGACACACCCATGCTGCCGAGGTAATTCAGCAACCGGTTGGCGATGTCAATCTGCTGTTTCTGTGTGCGCCCTTTTTCAAGGAGGATGGCCATGGCCTCGGGGTCTTTAACCGCGTTCTCCAGGATTTGACGCACAGTAGCATTGGGCAGGTTGTCAAAGATTTGACGAACGGCTTTAGAGCCTGCAGAAGCAGCGATCAGGGAGCCTGGGCCACCAGGGGATGCAGCCGTACCAACTCTCGCGCCTATGACACGCAGAGCCAGGTCAGTGACCGCATCAGCGCCTTGAATCACATCGTCCAGCGGGATGTTGTTCTTCACCGCTGTTTCAATCTTCACCATTGGGTTGATCAAACGGCGCAGGTCCTTGACTTCGGTGAGCGACATCAATCCGCTTGAGCGCATGATGTTCACCATGGAAGGCTGGTTCTGTGCAATAGGCTTGAAGAGTGCGTCTTCGTAGGCCTGAATGTTGAACTTGCCAGAGTTGCCGCCTGCTTTGGTGTAGGCGTAGTCGTACAAAGCCGACTTCATACCGTCCACTGAATCACCACCACCGGCCTTGGCCAGCTTGGCCATGTTGGCGACGTTCTTGACAGGAAACTTACTTGTCAGAGCGTCGTTGATGGCGCGGCTTGGGTTCTCCACTGACAACACTTGAGCAAATGCTGTCTGGTTCTTGACGGCCTTGTTCAACGCGCTGTTCTGATTGGCCACTTGCGTGAGCAGGTTGCTTGCATGTGCGGCGTCACGCAGATCGTCCATGATGCCCAGCTTCTCGAGCATCGGGGCGTTCTGCTGCGCAAACTTCGTGAGTTTGGCAGTATTGAGCTTTTGAACGTAGGTGCCCTTGGCCTGATCGTAAACGGTAGTGACCGCTTCGTTTGCAAGCAAGCGCAGCACACGGTTCTGTGCGTCCTGAATCGACACTACTTGGGTGTCAGACAGGTCCGCCATGGCTTTAAGATTTTTGGCTTGTTGGCTATTTTTGCCAAACTGCGCTACTGCCTGGTCGTACTGCGTGCGGCCAAACTTCACCGCTTCTTCAATCTGCTCCATACGCTGGGCGGTTACGTCAGCATTGGTGCCAAAGGCGCGGGTCACGAGCAGCTCGGGAGCCAGGCGCTCTGCACCAGCACGAGTGGTGTCACCGGTAATGGAAGCAGTTTTGGCAAAGGTGCGGGTAAAGACGTCGTTCAAGCTCTTGGAATACTGACGTGCCTGGGCAAAGATAGGGTTTTCCAGGCTGTTCAAGTCCTTGAGCATGCCCTCGGCCAATGAACCGTAGAAGTCAGCGTTGCCCATCTCACCACGGCTGCCTGCTTCACGTGCCATCTTCAGGAGCGTAGAGCGGTAGTTCACCAACTCATCAACACCAATCTCGCTGGGGTTGGGCTTGAAGCCAAAGGGCACTTGTTTGGTGTCGATAAATTCTTGTGTTGCTTTTCCTGCCTTGAAGTTCTGCACGGCATCTTTGTCCACGCGCAGCGACTCCATGATCTTGCGCACAGGACCAGGAATGGCATCATCGTACAAGGCCTCACCCACGCTAGCAGCTCGGTTCAAGAACACGTCAACGGTGGCCTGGGGCTTGATAACAGGGGCCTTGATCACTTGATTAGTGATGTTGATCATGGGCCACTTGCCGGTACGATCAAAAATGCGTTGGGCCTCAATGCCCTCCATTGGCACTTTGCCTTGTCTGGTGGTAGTGACCGGCTTGGTCATCTGTTCAATAGCCCCGTTCCACAACTCACTTTCGTAGTCGCGGGCCTGGCGCAGCGCCAGCTCAGTTTCAGTCTTAACGATGTCACCAATCGCAGCGCGTGCAGAAGGCGTGTCCTTGCTGATAGTTGCAATCTTCTGCGCGGCCTTGGCATCTGCTGCGGACAAGCGCGTATTGAGCATGTTGTCAAAGTTCTGCTGACGCAGTTGCGCAGCAATCTTCAATGATTCGGGGTTGCCAATACTTTGTAATTTGTCGATGAGCGCCTGGTAGGCACGCATTGAGTTGATAGCCTGCTGCTTGGTCTCACCGCCAAACTGGGCATGGTGCTCGCCAAGAGCGGTTTCCAAGTCCATTAAGGCCTGGCTGCCAGTCTTCTGTCCAGAGGTAGGTGTGGGCACACTGCCAGGAATCTGTTGACGCAGGGCCTTGGCCAATGCAAGAGGGTCCTCACCAGCTTTGTCAAGCGCATCCAAAAGGATGTTGGCAGACTTCAATTCCAACGAGTTAGACCGGTTGGCATAGCTCGACTTCATCTGCTTTAGACCACCTTTGGCCAAGTCTAGGCCGCTGACAAGCAGCTTGGTAGGGGTTAACAGGCCTGCCGATAGTTCCGCGCCAAAGCGAACCCCTTCTTTTCCAGGAAAGTAAGACTCGGACGCGCCACCTGCAACACCCATTGTTGAAGCAGTAACGGCTTCAGTGCCCATAAAGGCAAGCGGGTTTCGCCGAGCGGTTTCGCCAAAAGCAGAAACAAATTTGGACACACGGTTGCCGGTCATGAGGGGCAAGCCAAATGCTGCGGGGGCCGTGGCAATTGCAGAGCCAAACGTCTTGCCGCCTTCGCGGTAGGGCACCAAGTCTTCACGTTCAACAGCAGGGAACCAGCGATCAAGCTCGCTTCCAAACAGAAAGCCGGCACCCGCGCCAGCAGCTGTGGTCATTACAGGAATGGCACCCGCATAAGGCCCAATGAAGGGAGCAGCCGCTGCGGCCAGGGGCATACCTATGCGAAAGCCAGTCAATGCACCGGCTACGACAGGCGTGTCACGCGCTGCACCTTGAACGGTTCCAATACCTACTTCCGTGGCCCGTTGTCCAAGAGTCGGGCGCGATGCAGTAGCACCCACAGGCATCTCTGCGTCAGTCCCTGCAAAGGGCTCAGTGACGATGCGCGTGCTTGGGCTTCCTCCGAGTGGAGAAGCTCCCACAGGCATGCCTGGTTCTTGGTTTTCTGTTTTTTCTGCCATACCTAGTCTTTCTTAAGAGGCGTTGTGCCTTTCCAAAGAAACTCAGTTCCAGGAGCCAGTTTATCCACATCTGCCTGGTTGTAAACCGCTCTTGGAAGCCCTAACTCGGAATAAAACTTACGGTATTCCATGGCCTTCTGACGGGCTTTTGCCTTGTCGGCAGGAGCCAAAGCAGATGTATTGCTGCCCTGCTGGTCAAACTCTTTGATGCCTGATTGCAATGCACCGCCGAGCGCTATCAAGCGTGTGCCGTAGGCGTCTGGATCGTTCCAAGTTGAAGGACGAATGTTGAGCACTTTTTCTAAGCGCTTCTGCTCAGTGACACTACCTTGAGTGCTCTTAAGCATGGTTTCAATCAAACGCTCTGCATCCAGCTCGGCATTTTGACGTGCCAAGGTAATGTGTGCGGCCGGGTCACCCAAACCAGGGATACCAGAAACAAATCCAATAGCTGCAGCCGCAGGCCCTGCAATCTTAAACCGGTCATTCCACAACGAGGATTTCCCAGACTGCACATCAGCCGCTGGTGCGGCAGCCGGTGCTGCTTGGTCCGTGACCGGTGCACCAGGAGCTGCGGCAACTGCCGGGGCAGCCGCTGATCCGCCTTGAACACGTGCGGGATTACCAGGAGGCACCAAGGCTGGGGTCGGCGCGCCAGGCTTACCTGACTTCATGCGTGCAGCCTCTGCCGCTTTTACAAAATCAGGGATCATGACAGGCATTTGCACCGTGTACGGTTCGCGTGTGACTGCATCAAAACGTGTCTCAAAACGAGGTGTCTTAAATACGGTAATGGCGGATGAGACGAGCTTGTCTTCTTCGGGGGATGTTGCGCCCGCAGCATAACGCTCCATCATGCCTGGCATGTTGACCACATTCCATTGCCAGTCGCCCTTGCCAAAGATGGTGCTGTTCACGCCCTTGAGTTTTTCGGCTTCGACCTTGGCACTTGCTTTTAAGATGTCGCCAAACACGCGAGCTTTGGTGTCCAGCAGTTTGGTGTTCTGTGCCACAACCTGGTCCTGATCCTTTTCGGACGCTTGCAATGCCAGCGACTTGAGTTTCAAGTCAATTTCGTTCATGGCCGAGACGTGTTTGCCAATGGCTCCTGGAAGTGTCTTGGCAGCGCCGGCTAAACGACCGAAGAAGCCGCCGCGCAATGGGCGACCTGCTTCATCCGTGTTGGCTCCAAAATTAAATGCACGCTGGCCCAACTCAAATAAGAGCTGCGCTTCTGCGTTGCCACGGCCCTTGTCAGGGCCCAGCAGGGCTTGGTACTCAGGCATACGCGTCTTCATGCCTTCTGCAAGTGTTGGCACGGCCTGAGGCTTTGAAGTCAACAGGGTGTTCATCTGCGCTTTGGCAGCTGCAACAAGTTCAGGCGGGTACACCAGCAATTCCTTGTCGGAAGCGCCAGACTCATCTGTAGGGGTCACACCCGCCGGGCTAGACCCTACTTGAAAATTTTGGACGTATCCACCGCGTGCCATGGCCACAGGGGGCATGTCACTTGGAGGCATTCCGGGCGGAGCGCCTGGTGGGCCAGGAGGAGCACCACCTGGTGCACCGCCGCCCATGCTTGCCATCAGCGCCGCAATACCGCCTTGATCAGGAGGAGGAGGAGCCATGCCAGCGTCAGGAGGCATTGGGGGCATACCGGGAGGCGGCATACCAGGAGCACCACCCATCATCGGGGGCTGTGGCCCTTGGGCCATGTCTTGTGATTGAGGAAGCGCGCCAATACCGCCACCGCCTTGCTGCGCCAGAATAGGCTGCAGCATTGCGAGCACCTGCTCAGGTGTCTCAGTAGCGGCTTGGTAACCCACGAGGTCAGCCAATTCGTCACGACGAGCGTCAACAGAGCGCATGTCGCCCCGCAGATTGTTCATTAAGATTTCAGGAGAGTCAGGACGACGCTCCATCATCATTTCAGGGTCTTCACCCTCACCTTCGTCGTCGCCTTCATCGGCCATGGAGTCCATGAATCCTTGCATGATTCCCATGTTTTCGATGTCGTCGTCTTCGCGCATCATCTTTTTGTTCATATTGACCTCTTAGAAAAGACCAGCTTTTTTCGCGCCAGCAGCAGTTGAGAGTGCTCCCAGACCAATACCGACCGCTTGTTGGAACGGGCTTGCCGATGGCTGGCTTGCCACGGCCGTGGACATCTGCGTAGACGGTGCGCCCTTGTAGATGTCGGACAAGAAACCAGCCTGTTGATACGGTGCGTAGACCTTTTGCAACTCGCTGGCGCGCTGCGCATCCAGTGTTTGCTGGTTGAACGCTTGCTGCGACTGGCCGACGTTGTACAAGAAGTTCATATCGCCCTGCTGCAAAGCCTGAGCCGTCTGGCCCAACGCACCTTGCTGCACGCCAAGCTGACCCAACTGGCCACCCAATTGACCTAGACCTTGAGCGGTCTGCTGGCCAATACCAAATTGCTGCGAAGCCAATTGGCCAATGCCCTGGCCCAGCCCTTGGAACTGCTGTGCCTGCTGGCCGTAAATACCGGCTGCCGTTTGAGCGGCTTGGTTGCGCGCCTGGCCCTGCTGCATCATCAAATTGGCGATATTTTGGTTGACTGCAGCCTCTTGGCCAGCCAACGCGCCGCCTTGGGACGCCAAGTTGCCGTATTGTTGCGCTGCCTGCATGTATTGACCTGCCGCACCTTGGCCAAGCTGTGCTTGCTGCACGCCCAATTGACCGAGGCCCTGGCCAGCGCCCACTTGCTGCTGTGCCAAGTTGCCGTAAAGGCCTGCCGCCGCTTGGCCCAACTGAGCCTGTTGCGCGGCTTGCTGGCCTACTTGGGTACCTGCTTGTACACCCAAACCGGCTTGCTGTGCTGCCAACTGAGCAGCCTGCTGTTGTAGACCTGCTTGCTGTGCAGAAATCTGAGCCTGTTGCGAGCCAAGCTGGCCAATACCCTGACCTGCTTGCATTTGACGCTGTTGTTGCTGCTCAAACGTGGCCATGGCCCCTGCTTGAGCCTGGCTGTAGCCCTGCGACAAAAGGTTGGCAATCGTGGAGGCTTTTTGATCCATGATGTTGCGCTGCATCTCTGCGCGTTGAACGCCTTCGCGCTCACCGCCAAACGCACCAGACTTTACCGCCTGCGCTGCCAGGCCTTGGCCGGCAATCGCGCCCTGGCGGTCCATCTGCCTCATCGTCTCGTCAATGACCTGCTGACGATATGGGTCCATGAAGGCTTGCGCAGAACGGGGGTCATACCCTTGAGCAGCGCCAGCTACCGTGCCCATGCCTGCCATCAAAGCGCCTTGTGCCAGGCCAAAACCAGGCTGACGAGCAGCTTGCGCTGCCATACCAACAGCTTGCTGGCCCTGGCCTAAGCCTTGACTGATCAAAGCCTGAGAACCACCAAAATCTGCACCGCCAGAGCCAAGCGCCATCTGCTGTGCTTGAGTCAAGCCGCCAATGCCTTGTGAAATTGCAGCCGTTGCAGGACGCAGGTCCGCTTGGCTGGACATGGCAGCCATGTTCTGGCCCGTGGCCAGTGCTCCGAGGCCAGTGCCTAAGTCTTGACGAGCCGCGCCAAACTGACCCGTGGTGTCTGATGCAGCTGCGCGCTGCGCGGCCAAGTCAAGATAGCCCAGGCCTTGATTGATTTGACCGATGCCAGAGGTGATATTGGCCGTGGCCCCACCTGCTTGGCCCATGGCAGCTTGCGCATCTCTAAACTGATTGCGGGTGTCAGAACCGCGCAAAATGTCAGCGGCCTCACCGGTGGTGCTGTACGCACCGCCCAGTGCTTGATTGGCAGCCGTCATGTAAGGCGTGAAAGCCCCAACACCCTGTCTTTCAGCGGCCGTGATAGCGGCTTGCTGGGCAGGGGAGAACCCTGCTACCTGGTAACCAGGGAGCTGCTGGGCAAGCGTTTGGCCTCCGCCCTGGTTGAAGGCCAGTTTCTGGGCTTCTTGCAGTAGCTTGAGCTTATACGCTTCAATCTCCGGGGCTTCCCGGACTATCTGTTGGGTGACTGTTTCGTCTGCCATTTATTTCCCCTTAACGGCTCCGCCTTCGAGCT